GGTTGCGGCTTGGGTATTGAAGGCAACATCCATATTCCCTTTCTTCTGAAGAACCAGGCGTGATCCCTGTCCCAATGCTTCGTGAGAGAGGATTTCAAGCGCAGGGCACATTGCGTCTTCACGCAAAAGTTCAATCATGCGTTGCATGGAAGGATATTCCTGCATACTCAGTTTGTTGCGGAGAGCAGAGCGTGCAGCTATCAAGACCGTTTCGGCACAAAGTAACTGTGGAATTCCTGACTTGGAAGAACGCAGGTAAGTGTTGGCACCACCAATCCATTCAACCAAATTTTCATAAGCGGCGGAGTCTGTATCCTTCGTGGGCAAAGCAAAAAGACCTGATGGAGCAAAGTTGCCGCGAGCAGCATTGACATCACCTGTTGTAATCAGCATGTCGGCTTTGGTGAACAGACCATCAAATGCACCTGACGGTGAAGTTGAGTCTTCATCACGTTCTGCATGAAACAATGTATATACTACATCTTCAACATGAGATTTTACCAATGTGAAGGCAACACGTGTTTCAAGAGGATGTTTCTTGTTGATGTTGCTGACCGGCTGACCTCCTACGATCAACAGTTCACCGTCATCGTATTTTTGAGAGTTTTCCTTTGTGATACATACAACATCCTTCGGTTCGATAACGGAAGGTTCATAGCCGAGCAGCTTATCAACCAGGCGGAAATTTTTCCCAATCTTGTAAGACTGAGTTCCACCGGCACGCCGGCGTTCATTGATCAAGGCATGTTTGCCTTGCAGGTCCATCACGTTCAATCCCAATTTTGCGGCAACTTCCTGCAGGGTAGCAAATGGAAGAGCGCGAAGCGCCTTATCATATGTGATTAAGGTTTGGTTCAGTTTCGATACGTCAATTAATTTTTGAGACATATTCTTTAATAGTTAAGGTAGGTTAGTAAATTAAAGGAGTCCGTCAGCCTTCAGGCGTTCTGTGATTCCCTGATAATTGCCGGCATTTTCCTCGCAGTAGGCAGCCAGTTCCTCTTTTCCTCCGTTTGCGGCAGGTTCACCCTTTGGGGCAGGAACTGGTTCACCCGGTGCCGGAGCTTTCTTTAGATTGGCTACTTGTTCTTTGAGTTGAGTGATCTCTGAATCCTTGCCGCTTGCCTCGGTTTTCAGATTAGCGATCTCTTGATCTTTTTCACTTACTGTTGTCTTGAGAGTCGCTATTTCAGTAGTCGCATCAGATAATTTCTGATCGATCTCCTGTTTAGCTTGTACAAGAGAACTGTTATCCGATTTCAGACGGGTGAATTCATTATGCAGGGAGTCGAGGTTCTCTGCTGATAATTCGGTCGTTACTGCCTTATCTTGACTGATATTCAGAAAAGATAAAAAAGCTGACCATGATTCTTTTAGAGTCATTTTGTTTTTGAATGAAGTTGTTGATAATGCTGGCACGGAATTCGTGTCCATACCCGCTGCCAGAAGAACGGATGTGGAACGATCATAGAGGCGAACGGCATTGGAATTTGCCGGTATGTCCACGATGGATGCTTCCATCAGCTCTGACTCTGTAACTGTTTCGCGAGTCTGACCAGGTACCAGAAGGTCTTTGTTGGCTGATGTAGCAATGATGCGGATACCGACACTTGCGGCGTTGTAAGTCCCTGCTTCGTATTTTGCGGCAATGTCTTTAGATAGTTGATCAACCTTGTCGAAAACAGGAATGGCAGAAAGTACATCGCCTTCAAGCTGTATATCTTCCCAATGCCCGATAGCTTTAGTTTCTCCCCAAATGGGAGATCCTTCATCACGAAAATGCATATACAGCATCACCGGGTTCTTCTTGAATGCTTCGAGGAGCATTCCAGAGGTAAGGACCCGGTAACCGTAACGATTAAGCGATGAATCGGAAAGAATGATACGTTTTTGGCTCATTGCACTGATTTTGGTGCAATGATACGCCTATTAGTGAGGGTGCAGAAGGACGGTTAAATTTCGATATAGGAGAGCATCGGATGTAATGAGGTCCCGGCAAGTTTCAGCTCATATCCGGTGAAGTCGGTTACCTTTTTCCCTATAATCAGGTTTAAGGTTCCGAGGAGTGGGTATTCATTCGTGCCATAGATATACTTGTGTCCCTGTGTGTCCTGACAGCGTAGAACACAGCCTGTCTGAACTTTATTGCGCAGCTTGTTTGCTGTATTCCCCTCTAATGCGGATCGGGGAAACTGGATGGTCGCTGAATGCTTATATGTGATTCCTGCGTCTTTAGTATCATCGGAAGCGACAGTTGGAGCTTCAATGACTCCTCGCGTTGGAAGCGGATACCAGTCGTGTCCTTCCTTGCTTCTGATGCATGCTTGGTTCTGATGTACTGCAAACAGGGCTATTTCGTCTGTATTCAGGATTTCGGCAAATAATATGCCTCCCATATTATTGATATTATTCATAACTTATTGATTTTCAATTAGTACGCATTTTTAGAACATTTTTTGATCAAAAAAGGGACAATTAACTACACTTGCTCGGTCATGTTTTTGTGCGGTGATAGCCTCTTTTTTTCTCTTTTCGTCGAAGATTAGCCCTCCATCGATAATAATTCTTCTTGAATGCATCTTCGCTGATAGAATCAATCCCATAGCAGGTCATGAAGTTGTGTATCCCGTCGATATAGGTGATTCCGTAAGTGTGCTTTTGTTCATCCAAGTAATCATGCACCTCTGCCCATAGCATGCGGTCGATCTTGCGAATGAGAATTATCTGTGAACGTATTCCCAGGTAATTGTAAGTTTTAGGATCCTTCCCGGTAGTACGTTCAGGAAGGATGATGGTGAGATTACCATGATCCTTAAAGATGTTGGCTGGACGACGTTCTAACAGATCGTAGATAAAATGGTAGATATCCGTTTTATCCGGGAAGCGAATCGGAGAGTCCTGCAAATTGCAGAACTTTCCGATCAGATACTCCTTAAGATGCTGTGGAACTTCAATCTTAGTAGTAATCATATAAAGCATAGTGGTTTAGGTGTGGAGCTAATGTACAAAATATAACTGAGTAATCCTTGCCTTTATCAATAAAAAAACGAGGTATTGTACATATAACCCTTGCTGATACCGTACTATTTTTTTGTGCAATCGTGCTAAATGAGCTATGCTTTCTATTTATGTGTTGTTTATCAGATAGTTAAGGGCGTACGAAATAGTGTACTTTTTAGCACAAAATCTTCGTACTCCGTACAAAATGCATTTTTGTGCGTTTTTGTACGAGTCGTACGTTTTTGTACGAAAATCGTGCGGTGTTTAAATATCTGATTTATAATGTAATAAATGCCGAAAAAAGGGTGTCTGCACGAAAGCACAAAATTTTCCCTTATTTTTAGGTAGGGTATTTTTAAGAAAGAAAGAAAAATAAAAAAAATATATATGTCCCCCTGTCTGCACTTGGCGCCTCTCCCCCTGCACATTTGTTCAAAACGTTCTTGATGAATGAAGGGGAGGCGAGGGGAACGGAAAAAGAAAGCCCGGTAATACAGAAGCATCACCGGGCAATAAATGATTCGACTTATGTTAGCGCAAATCATCAGGATAAAACACTTGCGATATCAATTCGTACTCACGCGGTAGTGACTTGACGCCAACGACTACGCAGATACCCCTTGCGGCAAGCTCGTAGAGCCGCTGTGTTGTGATGACAGAGCCGCGAAAGTTGTAGTTACTGCAGAGAATGAAGTAGGCAGTAGGCAGGTCAAAGGAATAGATATCCTTGCGGATGATTTTTTTAGCATCCGAAGGGACTTTGGCAAAACCTAGCCGAACGGCCAGGCGGGAAATGAATAGTTCCCGGTCATCGCTCGATGGGGCTATTACTACCATTATTTTATTCTCTTTTTTTATTGTCATAATGTTGCGTATATCAGTGAAAATTAGTATCTTTACAGAGTAATAAATTGGGATAATCTACTCATCTTCGATTCGAGTAGAAGTGTGGCCGGACATGTGCCGGCACTAATTTAGGCACATGCCGAATGCTGCTATAATCGTCAGAAAACTCTAAAAAGTCATCCAAGACATCTTTCCTTGTTGTTTCTTCAATAATATACATACAAGCTATTTTAATGAATAGATCACGTGATGCAGGCTTACAATGGTCAGCTATAAGAATACTCTTGCCTTCAGGTATTGTAGCAAGAATGTTATTGACGGCGTGATAGAAACGCATGAAGCGTTCCGGATCTTGCCGGTATAGAGGAAGAACTTCGTCTAATATTTCTTGATAGGTTCCCATGCTTAAGTGCAGAATAGTGATAGTGCAATTAAAATTGATAATTTATATTCCCTGCTGTATAGCTCCAAATACCGGTGTGAAACCTGAATTTTAGCGTCTCAATGATTCCTTTTTTTTTGTGGGATCCAGTTGTGTAAAGCCTCGATGTCTCCTACTTCCGGTTCTGGCGGAAATACATATAGGTGGAGTCCGATGACGAACCATCTCATTCTATTCATGTTCCAGGTATTTGTTTAATTCACTCCGTTTTATGTTTTGAGGGTTATTCAATAGCCTTTTTAATTACTGCTTTTGCTACATCAATTTCTTTGGCAGCAAAAGAATAGATAGACTGCTCTTTGTAATCAAATCGTTCTAGCATTGCTTGTAATGCTTCCAACAATTCAGGAGCAGTAGCCATAAGTCGGGCATTTGCATTTACTACTTCCATATCCATTTCGGAAATATGGGTATCCAATCCATCATAAACTTGGCAAATGGCAAATCCTGTTTCACGAGATATAACATCTATGTCGTCCACTAACCATTCACCTTTAGTTCCTCTAAATTCTTTCATGATTTAATTCCTTTCTATCTTGTTTTACGGTAAATAATCAGTTAAATAAGCTAACGGAATCCATAACTCCGGCTCAATACTCTTCTTTGTTTTTTCACTGAAAGCCGGATTATCGTCACATTCAAAATGAGATATTGTCATGTAGCAATCTTGATGTGCCCACCAGTGAGCCGATGTAAAATCTTCATCTCCTTGCCATCCTATTCTTGTACCTTTCGGATTATTATCTTCATCTATCCAATCTGGATGATAGGCTATCACTTCTTCTCCTATTGGAGGCTTTTGTTCACTATATCTTCTCCATTTCATATTAGCTCCTTTCTATTCTATTATGCGTTATTGATTTTATCTAAAAGGTTGCGGAGTATCACTTCATTTGCCTTATATAGTTCTGCTTGTTCTTCCGAGAAATTTCCATAACCAACAGAAACCTCTATCTCCGAAAGTGCAAACCGGATAGCTTCATATTCATCAGGAGTAACCACAATCCTTTTTGGTTTTAGTGGTTTGATAAAATCTATTTGTGATTTATCAACTCTGTTTATTTGTCGATAATCATCGGTACGTATGCCATAGCCACGATAGCTTTGAACAATAGTGCAGACTTCACCTTTCTCAATGATTATCCCACCTTTATTTTTTAGTTGGCAAAGAGTTACAACCTTTGCACCTATAATCTTTCCCATAATGCTCCTTTCTGTTCTTGTTTTGAGAGTTATAGATTTTGAAATTCGTCTTTCAACTTTTCCAGATTTCCTTTTATAGAATCCTTAATTAGATTAATGAGGAAATCACTCAATACCATTGGAATTCTCTGCTGTTCCCGTCCTCCCTCAAATGGATCATCATGTTCTATAATTAGAATAGGATTAGTACTTTCCAACGCAATAGGCAAGTTGGGGTCTTCATCTCTTGCATAGTAATTGGTATCAAACTCGAAACAATTTAACGCTTGCTCATGTTCCTCAATGAGTTTATTTAGCCGATTGGCTTCCTTTAATTTCTCTTTATTCATATCTACTTAGTTTTGAGGGTTATTCCTTCGGTGAATATCTGGAAGGATGCCATTGGCAGGTAGTGTCACTTTCCTTCTGACCAAATACATTGCAACAGGTATTACTTTTTACGCAATCAGAACATCTCTTACCATCAGGCAGTAGCATATCATATTGTGCCGGGAAATCTTCCGCAGCCGAATCATACATAGTTGCTACCCGTTCCGGATCTTTGTTGGGAACAAGAATTTTAGTGATCTTGTCATTTAGCCAAAACTTACGGTTTGTCTCCAAGTGTACAATATCCGAATCACAACCAAGTGAATCGCATTTTGGACACTGAGCAGTTAGTTCATCGTGAGCATCGACGGGCTTTCTATAAGCCAAATAATACATATCACATACTGGACATTTGCAGACAATAGGTTTACCAACTTCTTTAATAAATGCTTCTTTTGATGCTATAACAGTAGATACTCTCTTACCTATCTTGGTGAATAGCACCTTTGCTTGTTTGTCGGGAGTGAATCCCCAAATGGTTCTGCCAATATATTCAAGTTGCGATTGAGTCATACAGTTGTCGGCATGAGTCATTTTTGCCTGTACTGAATCTTCATACAATTTTTGGGCTTGTTTTAATGTCATAATTTTGTTCCTTTCTACTTTGAATTCTAATTAAAGTTCTACAGGATACTTTACCTATAGGATTTTAGCAGTTAATCTTCTACCAGTTCCAATTCGGATGCAGCAAACCACGCTTCTTTGATGTCATTATCTTTGCATTTAGCTGTTACACAATATTGAGTAGCGCTGTGCAAATACTCACATTTTGCGGTTATAGTCCCTGAAAAACCTGATACACTACTACGAACTTTGTCGCCTAACTTAATTTTATCCATATTTTTTAATGTGGGTTTTACAAAGCCCGCCCAAGGCTCATTTTTATTTGTTAAATACTAAAAAGTCAGTTGGGTTTGCATACATACTAATAAGTCCTTCACCCCAATGAATACCTGCCACTATCCATTTATATGGAATATCCACGTATGAAGCTTCGCTTTTGTATGTAGCATTCCAATGCACACCTATTTCCCCGGACTCATATTCTACAATCTCAAAATCGACAATCTCGCATTTTAAACGTTTCTTGATTTCCTCTTTTAACTTATCAGCATGAGATAATACCTCATTTAGTAATATTTTTCCCATATTCATCGCTATCTTTTAAAAGTCTATTAGTTTCTGTTCATCCTCAAAGTTGGTATCAGCAGAATAACTGTCACCAGTGCAGGTTCCAGTCCCAACTGTGAAATATTCCACCCCTCCAGCTTTGTCGTCAAGAACTGGACATCCGTCTTTATCTGTCTTAAAAGGTTTCCCAGTTTTACTATCATATTTGTGTGGATTAAAGAGGTATCCTTTCCAGTCACAATACATAATAAATTTCTTTTTGAATGCGGTAGGAGATATGTATTTCCGCTGCATAGGATCATAGATGCAAAAAGCGTCATATAAGTCTTTTTTGACAAGACGGTGATTTAGATGTTCCTCGGAAGAAAAATATTCATCTGCCCATGAAATAAGAGTTTCACCGATTTCTTGTCTGAGTATGCGTTGTTCCAAACGTTCGCCGGGAGCTTGAATCACTCCATACTGGAGATAAAGTTGTATGCAGTTAGCTAGAAGATTCCATGTAAGATTCCATTGATCAAAATCCCATTCTGAAAAAAAACGTATTCCAAAGTCATCTACAGGCTTATGTGAGTCATTATAGTAGTCAGAGAAGGCAAGTAGCCACTGCCTATCTGTGAAACTTGATCCTCTTCCTCGAATAGCGTGATTAGTTGCTATATATATTTTGGGTGAACGCTCGAATGGGAGAGTGATTCGTCTCCCTCCTTTGTAGTTGACGCTCCAGTCACCTGTTATATTAGGAAACAAGAATTCAAAGTTGAAATTCTGAAGAACGTCATCAATAAATACAAACTTTGTGTTTTCAAGTACATCATTCCAAATAAACTGATCATTGAAGATATCGCTTCTTTTACCAGGTATATAAGCAGTGGGAACAACACAGCGCAATAACTCGCCGATTAAGGATTTACCGGATCTTCCATTAGAGTCTCCGACTTCGGATTGTTTTCCGTCCATACCAATGACTGCTTTAGCCACATTGCTATCTTTTGCTTCCATTGCCATGTATCCAATCGCACATAATTTACTAAGCAAATGAATATGATTCTCATTTTCTTCTTCAGGTGAAAAATCGTCCTTTGATTTACGCCAAGTGAAATTACTTGTATTGATCAGAAATTGGAGATAATGTGATTTTTTACCCTCCTCAGAGAGGGTATAGGAATATTGATTGTCTTGATCAACCTTAAAGCGGATGAGTGGGGAGCCTAAATATTTAGCAGGAATTATTTTTTGCTGCTCTTCCCAAATGTGATGATCAATGACTTCGTAACCTATTTCCTGTACATTGTCTTTAGTTACATACCAGCATTTCGTATTAAAATAGAAATATTGGCTTTCGCGATTTGGCTTGATGAAGTTTGGTTCAATGAAATTCAACAGCGATAGTTTGTCTGGTCCCACGTATTGGGATACTCCTTTAATTAGCATTTCGTTTACCTCCTTCTTACAATAATGTTTAGCGAATTGAAATAAATAGTCACGTGCATCTGAAGCATCAATCGACCTGACCACAGGTGGATCTAAATGAACGAACTGATAAGTTTTATCCAAACGTCGTAGACGCCCGAATCCCCGGTTCTGAAGAAAGTTGTGGGAATTGACATAGCAAAACTGATACTCGGTTTTTATCCCGGAACGAGTTTCCTTATCTACTTCCTCCCAGAACTTTTCATCATCATCGAAAGGTTGTGCTAGGACAAGTTTCCCTGTGTCATCAAACTTCCATCGATATCTTCCAAAAACAAACTCCGGAAGATTTTTAAGAACGTCTTTGTGACGCTCGGAGAACGCTTCGTTAGAATGAAGACACCACAGTTCCAGCATCTTGTGATCGGTCAAGGTGGTGACTTTAAACATTTCAACGTATTTCCCAAGCCCCTTTTTTGCATTACAGGCAAACTCAATGTCTTCGGCCAGTTCATTCTCGTGATCTTTAAGAGAATTTGCAAGTAAGTCATCTATCCCTTTGTCACCGGCATCATTTTTTTGTATATGTCCAACATAAATCTCCACATATATATTTCGATTTTTGAGGGTTCTCATATACTCTTTGAAATT